ATGAGAATTAATTTCTATGGTCCGATTATAGATTCCAAAGTCATTCGTACTTCTATCGCGGATATATATGAAATTCAGAGGGGTCTGGCAGATTCGGATCTTCAGGTAGCCTCGTTTAGAACAAGACCGGATCCATTTGACGTTTCCGCGGACAGTGATTATGGCTTCAACGATTCGTCTGATTACGACTATCTATTCGACTTTGATGATCCATAGAGGAAGACAATGGTAGATAACGCTGATAATGATTTTGAATATGCTAGACGAAATTATCATGACTTGCTAGCAAAAGGCACTGATGCTCTCGAGGAAATGATGGAGGTCGCGCGAGCGACCGAGCACCCGCGGGCGTTCGAAGTGTTCTCTAATATGATGAAACATGTTGCTGATATTAATGGTAACCTAATAGATCTCCATAAAAAACATAAAGAATACAATAAAGAAGATAAACCAGCAGAGCTGGCTAATCAGACTACTAATAATGTGTTTATTGGTTCCACGAGTGATTTACAGCGTATGCTTCTAGATAATGAGGATAAGGTAGTTGACATTAGCGATTACAAGAAAGATGAATGACACATATCTAGGTAATATTAATATTAAGCGTGATGGTGTTGTTCATAACTTTACCAAAGATGAAGTTATAGAGTATAGCAAATGTTTGAAAGATCCTGGATATTTTGCTAAGCACTACTGTAAAATCATACACCTAGACTTGGGGCTAGTACCCTTTGAGCTCTATCCATATCAGGAGCAGATGTTTGATAAATTCAATTCCAATAGATTTAACATTGTACTTGCTTGTCGCCAATCTGGTAAGTCTATTTCTAGCGTCGCTTATCTTTTATGGTATGCGATATTCCATCCAGAAAAAGTTATTGCCATTTTGGCGAACAAAGGTGCTACGGCACAGGAGATGCTCGGAAGAGTAACATTAATGTTGGAAAACTTACCGTTTTTCCTACAGCCGGGATGTAAAGCACTAAACAAACGATCCATAGAATTTAGTAATAACTCACGCATTGTCTCTGCAGCAACATCAGGTAGTTCTATTCGTGGTATGTCGGTCAACCTACTATATCTGGACGAATTTGCATTTGTAGAGAATGCTGCAGAGTTCTATACCTCTACCTATCCGGTTATTTCATCAGGTAAGGATACAAAGGTTATTGTTACCTCTACTGCAAACGGTATTGGTAATCAGTTTCATAAAATATGGGAAGGTGCAGTTCAAGGGATTAATGAATTTATACCATTTCGGGTCGACTGGTGGGATGTACCTGGTAGAGATGAAAGTTGGAAAGAACAGACCATTGCCAATACGTCACAGCTACAGTTTGACCAGGAATTTGGTAACACTTTCTTTGGAACTGGTAATACATTAATCAACGCTGAAACTCTTATGAATTTCAGAGCTAAGCCCCCAAAAAGATTATTGGAGGGAAACAGGGTTTGGGTCTATGAGGACCCGGATCCAAGCCATCAGTATGTGATGACTGTGGATGTATCGAAAGGAAGAGGACAGGACTATTCTACGTTTAACGTGATCGATATTAGCTCAAAGCCTTTTAAACAGGTCGCCGTATATCGCGACAATCTTATTTCTCCATTACTCTTCCCCAATGTTATTTATAAATTTGCGAGGCTCTATAATCAGGCTTGGGTGGTAGTAGAATCAAATGATCAGGGAAGTTTGGTAACAAATGGTTTATATCATGAGCTAGAGTATGAAAACCTTTTCATGGAATCTACTGTAAAGTCTGATAGGCTGGGCGTAGAGATGAATAGAAAGGTCAAGAGGTTAGGCTGTTCTGGTATTAAGGACTTACTTGAAGAGGGTAAGTTAGAGATAGTAGACCAAAACACTATTCTAGAAATATCCACGTTCGTCTCAAAGGGCCAATCCTATGAAGCCAGTGATGGTAATCACGATGACCTTATGATGAACTTGGTTATGTTCGGTTACTTTGCTACTGGTAATTATTTCCAACAACTAACGGATGTTGATATTAAGAATATGTTATTCGAGCAGAAGATGAAAGCTATTGAAGAGGACGTGGTACCATTTGGGTTTATAGATGATGCATCGGATTATATTGAACAGATAGAAGAAAAAGATGATTGGCAGACCAAAAAATGGGTCGAAGAATGGGGCACCAACTTCTAATTTTTAGAAATTATAAATAGTATTAATTGAATATCCGTATAATGAAAACATATAATTCGATCTCTGGAAAAGGAAAATAAATATGGCGATAGGCGTACCTTCCGAATCTCCAGCCATTGTAGTCAAAGAAGTAGATCTAAGCGGTGGAGTACCCAACGTTCAATCTACAACTGGCGCATTTGCTGGACAATTCCGTTGGGGCCCAGCTGAACAGGCAACATTAGTAGATAACGAAGCTACGCTTGCCTCAACTTTTGGAGCACCAACAGACAGTTTCGCGGTTGACTTTTTAACCGCAGCGAGTTTCTTAAGATACTCAAGCGCACTGCAAGTTTCACGAGCAGTAGCATCTACTACCTATAATGCAATGGATTCTGCAGCAAGGAGTGCTATCGATTCCGATAGACAGTGGTGGATAGACAACGTCCAAATATCGGACTCTGATATGCCGGCTTCTTACACAAGAGGTTTAACCACGGTTTATACTCAAAACGCGTTCCAATATAAAAATAAAGATTCACTAGATAACGCAACATTTCAAACTAGTTATGGTGGTGTTCAACAAACAATCTTTGCTAAGTATCCGGGAGCAATTGGTAACTCTCTTCAAGTACAAGTTGGCGATTCAGCCTCTTATGCAAGTGCCGAGTGGAAAGCAGCTAATGCTACATTTATCGCTCAGTTCGATGATGAACCAACCGGTAATGAACGTCACGTATTAGTTATCGATGAGGACGGCCTTATAACAGGGACAGCTGGCACCGTACTAGAAAGATATCCATTTGTATCCGGCCAAGCAGGCGCAACAAATGCAGATGGGTCTAGCAACTATGATAAAGATGTTATTAACAGAGCGTCTAATTACATCTATCTAGCTAATAGTTTCAATGGGGACTATGACAGCGCTGATAATCTTATGAAATTTAGTCTAAGAGCTGGTTCCGAGGATTCAGGCGTAGATAAAACCGACATTCAAAATGCTTTGGATGCGTTTGAAGATAAAGATACAATTCAGGTAGATTTCTTAATTGCGCCTGATATGACTAATTCGTCGGATCAACAGGGTGTTGTTAACGACATGGTTGCAACCGCTGCAGAAACACGTAAAGATTGTGTTGTTGTTACATCTCCTGCGAAAAACTCTGTTGTAGGAAATTCAGATCCTGTAACAACTACGGTTACTGAAGCTGGTGGTTACACATATAGCTCATACCTATTTGTTGATAATAACCATCTAAAAGTCTACGATAAATATAACGACAAATATGTTAACATCCCGGCAGCTGGTGCAACAGCGGGTATTATGGCAGCTTCAGACGCAAATGCAGCTCCATGGTTCTCTCCAGCAGGTAATCGCCGCGGTTCATATTTGGGTGTTACATCACTTGCTTATACACCAACTAAATCTCAAAGAGATACGTTGTACAAAGCAGGTATTAACCCAATCGCAAATCTACCAGGACAAGGTATTTTGCTTTACGGTGATAAAACACATATGAATAGACCAAGTGCATTCGATCGTGTAAATGTACGTCGTCTATTTAATGTCGTAGAAAGAGCAATCGCTCTGGCAGCACGCAACACATTGTTCGAATTAAACGATGAGTTTACAAGAGCAGAGTTTGTGAATATCGTAGAACCGTTCCTAAGAGAGATCAAAGGACGTCGTGGTATTACAGACTTCCGTGTGGTATGTGATGAGACAAACAACACTCCAGCTATCATTGATAGAAATGAGTTTGTTGCTAATATCTTCATCAAGCCAGCACGTTCAATCAACTACATCACTCTAAACTTTGTTGCTGTTAGATCTGGTGTCGACTTCGAAGAAGTCGCTGGACTACAGGTATAAGGAGATAAAAGATGGCAGTTTTAGGCGTAGATGATTTTAAAGCAAAACTTCGCGGTGGTGGTGCACGCCCTAATTTATTTAAGGCAACTATCAACTTCCCAGGTTATGCAAACGGTGACGTAGAACTATCCTCATTCCTATGTGAGGCAGCTCAGTTACCAGCGTCGACAATGGGTACAATTATTGTTCCTTTCCGTGGTCGTCAATTAAAAATGGCTGGTGATCGTACATTCGATGTATGGACACCAACTATCATTAACGATACTGACTTCAGCATCCGTAATTCTTTGGAGCGTTGGATGAACGGTATGAATGCACACAGTGCAAATACTGGTCTAACAAATCCTGTGGATTATGAAGCTGACTTGGTTGTTGAGCAGTTAGATAAAGACGGCTCATCAATTAAAACCTACAACTTTAGAGGTTGTTTCCCTACTGCAATTAGTCCGATCGATGTTAGCTATCAAGCAACAGATGAGATCGAACGATTCACAGTAGAATTCCAAGTTCAATACTGGGAAGCAGCAACAACTTCATAAGGTATAAATAACTAAAAAGAGAGACCAGAAATGGTCTCTCGCTCACTTCAATATTAGGATAAAGTATGGCTGACAATACTGGATTACGTTTATTCGGCTTTGAGATTAAAAGAGCTAAGGATAAATCCGCAGAAAAGTTGCAATCTATTGTCCCACCAACAGATGATGATGGTGCAGGATACGTCACTGCTTCTGGCTCACATTATGGAACATATGTTAACCTAGGAGAAGG